TGCGCCGCTTTCGGACACGAGCGGATCCACCATCAGCGGATCCAGCACGCGGAGCTCGCGGACCACACCGCGGTTGTCGCGACTCTTCAGAATCGGCACGCGCCCGTGGATCAGCTTCTGGCCGATCCACTGCTCGATGAACTTGATTCGGGTCTGGTAGGGATTCGGCTTGCGCAGCACTGGCGAGAACGCCGGGCTGTCGAAGGCCTGCCACACGCCCGACTCGGTAAGCTGCATCAGCTTCGGCAGGAGCTTGCCGATATCGGTGGAAATCAACCGGATGCACGCGAAGACGGCGCTGTAAGTCAGAACCGACTCGAGCTCGACCTCGACGTCTTGCTGCCACTGCCCGGTGTAGGTGTCCCAGATGCGCTGCCAACGGCCGCTAGGCTCATGGAGACCAGCCTGCTTGCGGAGCAGTGCGATCGCGACGGATCCATTCGCTCGAGCGGCCTAGAGCTCGTAGCCGAATGGCAACGAGAGTCTCATGCGTTCCGGCGCTCACGCGGAGACTCATCGTCCTCCGCCTTCATATCCCGGCGCACGTAGGTCCTGGGTGCCTTCGCCGGCTTCTCAGGCTCAGCGGCAACCTGCTCGACGGATCCGATGGTGATCAGGACTCGAGCGGCACGATCGGGGACTTCGACCTTGTCGCCCTTCTTGCCGACGCGCGGCACGTGCTTCTTCAGGACTCTGACGAGCATGTGTTCTCCAGTTCTGTATCAAGCCAATCCGCCACGGTGCGAATCTCTTTCGCTGTCGCGCTGTTCTTTATGCGATTAGCGTGAAGGCTGATTAAAGCGAGATTGCCGCGCACGTACCCCAGTTCTGGCCGTAGCCGGTCCAGTGACGGCGAGGCGTATTTCTTTCGGCCACCCGGATTAAATTCCATTCCGAAAACCGGACAGTGCGTTGGCGGATTGCTGACAAATTCCAGCACTGCCGCTCCGTCAAACGGTACGCCGGCCTTTTCGGCGCGCTCTTGTGCGTGTCGCACAATCGAGTGAACCCAAACCTTGCTGCCGAGCTTGGCGTGCTCGCGCTTTCGTCGCGCAGCCGCTAATGGCTTCATCCGCTCCCGTACTTCTGGGCGTCTGCTGTATTCCAAGAAATACTCGCGCCTGTTTGGGCGCTTGTTTCGCTCTGCGTCTTTGATAGCGACACAGTCGATACAGTTGCCCGAGGCAACTATCCGCTCGGCTACGTGTCCGCGCCTGCAGGGGATGCCAGTAAAATATCGTTTGCGACCTTCGGCGGTTGCCGACGAACGCGATATAGTTACGCGAACCATTGCCGGATCTCCTACTAGATCGGTTGTGGCTAGAGGCCCGGAGCGCGCTAACGCTCCGGGCCTTGCCATTATAAGCTCTTGTTTTTCTTACGTATACGAGCCGTACAACGCGTCGCTGATCCACTGCGCGGCCTGCGTGCGCCGCTTCTGGTAGTTGATCGAACGCACGACCTTGAACGCCGTCGACTCGGTGCCGAACATCGACATGAGCGTCGCGCTCGCCGCAGTCGGCGTGTCGGACGCACCGGCAGGCGCCGTATCCTGCTCGATCGTGGCCTCGCGCGAGAGCGAGATCTCCACGCCCGAATCGCCGATCTTCCAGATCTCCGACGGCTTGATCATGATGATGTGCGTCGCGCCGACATTGTGTCCGGTGACGACTGGGATACGACGCAGCGTGCCGCCGTCCGGTCCGATATCCGGGAACGCATCCTGGCCGAGCGCATTGGCGATCAAGCCGATCGACACCGCAAGGTTGGGATGCATCACGAGCACCAGTCCATTCGTCGGGATCTTCGCCGTGATGAACGGCGCGTAGAGCTCGCGAAGGTCCTCGCGAACCGCCGCGTCGTCCTGACCGTTCGAACCGAGAGCCGTGACACCGTTCAGGATGCCCGCAGGGGACACGCCGGACGAAGCCGCACTGGTCGACAGGAATGTGTTGTCGACCCGCTGAGCCGAGGCTTCTGCGAGAGCGTCACGGACCAGCATTTCTGCCGCCGGGCTGGAGTCACGCAGGAGCTCGTTCGAGGTGACAGCGATCGCGGCGACTTTCAGCGGCGTCAGATTGACCGTGCTGAAGTCCCCGGTCGTGGCAGGGATCGACTTCGATTGGCCCACCCAGAAGCCGGTCGCGGCGCCGTCCTGTCCCTTGATCGTGACATTCGCAGGCACATCACGAAGGCCGAGCTTGTCGAATACCGTGATCGAATTCAGGTACTCGACGAAGTCGCCCGTGTATCGGCTGTCGGCCGACACCAGCTCCGCGCCCCACTCGCCCGAATCCGAGCCACCGCCGGCGACGCCGGACTTCATGACCTGGACGAGCATCGGGCACTCTTTGCCCCAGCGCTGCTCGGCGATCTTCCACGCCGGAACGTCGAAGCCCTGCATCTGCGAAAGCGCCTTCGCGATCGCCTTGCGGACCAGCATCTGGCCCTTGAACTTCGGATCGGCATCGGAGTGCTTGCGCGAGATGATCGTCGGGCCCTTGCCGGGCTTCGCGGCAGGGGGCGGCTCGGCCGTGCCAGCGTCGGCAGCCTCGACCTTCTTCAGGCGGGCGATGTGGCCCTTGATTGCCGCGAGCTCGGTGTCCAGCGAGTCGAACTCGCCGGCCTCTTCTTCATCGAGCGAGCGCCCTTCGTCGCCGGCAACCTTCATGATTGCCTGCTGACGATCGAGTGCCGTGCGCTGTTTCAGCTCGAACGCACGAATCTGTTCTGCAATGTTCATTGCGTCTCTCCAGACAAAAGGAAATCGCCCCGACCGAAGTCGGGGAACCAATCGGCCAACGAGCCGGGTTACTTCAGAAACACGACCCCGGAACGGGTCTCGCGGCGGGCGCGCCGCAGATGATCACTGTCGAGCTTCACGACCGGATGACGGCCTGACGCGGCTAGCAGATCACGGTCGATCGACTTGACAGTCTGGATGGTGGCCTCCGAATTCGCCGGTATCGTGACCAGCGACAGCTCGAGCCACTCCCATGAGAGAAAACGGTAGGACCAGGTGTTCTCGATCTGGGCGGACTCGAGCGGATTGAACCCGATCGAAAATCCCTTCACGAGGCCGGACTTCACCGATTCCCAGGCCTCGAGCAATCGCTCGCGGATGGTGGTCGACGTAAAGGCCTCGGCCTTGAACACCCTCGCCCGGACGGGGATCCCATCGTCCGTGGCCCTGGCGGCGAACACTTCGCCGACCGGTTCTGATGACCGGTGCTGCCACAATAGCGGGATCGGCAGCTTGTAGACGGCGCCGCGTGACTCGACGATGTCTCCCATGCGGTCTGGCGTCGGAGTCGTGGCAATGCCCTCGACCTCCCACTTGCCTTCATCGAAGGACTTCACCTCGAAAAGAGAATGGGCGCGGCGCATGCGTTGCTCCTAGACGAACATCATCTGATACGTCGGCTTGCGCCGTTGCGGGTTCATCACCATCAGCGCGACGGCATCGAAGAGAGCCATCAGCGGATCGATCTTTGCGGATCCAGACACCTGTTTCGTGATGGTGATCGCGTTGCCCTTCTGCTCCGCCTTCGCGTTACCAACGCACCACGTCATCATCGGTCGGCGCCCGTGCTTCAGCGCGCGCTCCGCGAGGCGCCGCTCGGCGGTCTTGATCGCGCCGTTCAGGCGCCAGCCCTGCGGGATCCCGACGATTCGCTCGTGCTCAATCCCTTCGGCAACGATGGCGTCGACGATTGCACCGATTCCTGCCTGGTCGACACCGACCCTATCCAGCAGCTCCGAGTCCTCGACCTTCCGGACGAAGCTCGCAACCTCTTTCACGTCTTCGCCGATGTCTTCGACGATGCTGAGATCTCCGTCGGCGGCGAAGCTCTTGAACTTGTCCGCCTCACCTTTGCGCCGCTCGAGCACGATTGGATGGATCCAGGCATGCGTCCAAAGCAGCCAACTCCCGGTCTCAACCTCCCGGCCAACGACCGCCATCCCGAGCATGTCGTCCAGGCCACCGCCATCGATCCCTATCGTGACTACCTCGCTACGGGCGAGCAGCTCATCGAGCGTCATCGAATGAACGCCGGACGCCTCCCAGAAGTCTGTCCCGGCCCAGCGGTTCGATCGGATGTTGACTCCGATCTCGACGTTCAGGTGCTTCGCGAGGAAGCCGCACATCGACTCCTCGCCGGCGTTGTCCGCCTTGCGGAACTCGCGCTCGAGGAATTCGGTGTCCACTGACGCCCCGATGTTGGGGTTCGTCACGTGGAAATACTTCGGATCCCTATAGCTCTTGTCCTCCACCATCTTCGGCGGGAACTCATAGAGCACAGGCAGAAACCGGTCATCCTTCACCACGCCATCGCGGACGTCGCGGGCGTATTGGAGCTTCTGCCGAAAGACGCCAGCCGGCGGCTCGTCGGACTGGGTCGAGAGGTAGATCACGAACCCTTCGGGCCGTGAAGCAAGGCCTCCCGTCGCCTCGCGCAGCATGTTCTCCGCGTTCGGCCTCTTGCCGAAGAGCCAGAGCTCGTCGACGAGGATCCCACTCGCCTTCTTGCCGCCGACCGTCTCATCATCCGCGGCAACGACCTTGAGCGAGGCGTTGCTCACTCGGTGCGTGATCGTTCGCGTGTGGTCCTGCACATGGAGCAGCGACGACAGGCCCTCGTCCGCTCGAACCATGTCTCGAGCTGGATAGAACGAGTTATTCGCGATCTCGATCGTCGGCGCGAGAATCAGGAACTCGGCCGAGTGGCGCCAGTTCCGGATCAGCGCCGTGAGCATTACTCCCGCCGCGATCGTGCTCTTCGTGTTCTTCTTGCTGACCAGCAAAAAGAACTCCTGGAGCAACCGGCGACCAGTCTCCTGATCGTAGGCGCCGAAGATCGCGCTGACGAACTCGATCAGCCACGGCCGGCACGCCTGACCCATCGTCGGCTGTCCGGCCACGTCGACGAGGACCAGGTCATTGAAGATGGCGAGTGCCGCCTCCGCCTCAGCGGGGAACAGCGGCGGGAACGGGATCAGGGATCCGCCCTTGTCCAACACCCTCGCCGCCCAATCGGGCGACGCAGTCGACCAGTTCACTTCACGACCGCGAGCTTAGGCGGAGCTGACGGCGCGAGCTTGCCAGTGGCGGCCTCAGCCGCCTTCTCGGCGCGTTCCTCCTTCTTGCCGCCATCGTCCCTCTTGACGTGAATGTACTGCGCCGCAGTGATCGCAGCCCGGAGCCGGTTCGCTTTCGGCTCGTTCACGTCCCGCATGATCTGCAGGAGGTACTCAAGCGGCGTCTGATCTTCCGGTTGCCTCGGTTCTGCTGTCGGCTGCTGCCCTTCCGGCGCCTCCGTCCCCGGGCCTTTCTTACCGCGAGCCACCGGGGTCACCCATTGAAAAAGGGGGAATTATTTTTGTGAATGTCCTGCGGGGGGTG